AAATAATACCGGCCGTTAAATCTGCAGTTGTAATTTCCGTATCCGCGTCAATTGCGAGATCGAAAATAATACCGGCCGTTAAATCTGCAGTTGTAATTTCCGTATCCGCGTCAATTGCGAGATCGAAAATAATACCGGCCGTTAAATCTGCAGTTGTAATTTCCGTATCCGCGTCAATTGCGAGATCGAAAATAATACCGGCCGTTAAATCTGCAGTTGTAATTTCTGTATCGGCGTCGATGGATAACGTTATGTCAGTTGGTCCAACTTCAAATTCGAAACAACTAATGTCAAAAGTTATTGCCTGTGGTCTTTCGATGTCTGGATCAATTGAATCTGTGACTGTACCTGACAAATCCTCACCAGTATTGTAAAGTGAAGAACCTATACCCGGGATGGTATAAATTTCATTATCAATATCAGTCATTTCATTTTCATAACGATTTGTAGTGTCTAGTTGTTGCGAATTTGTCCCTGTATCGTCATCAGAAGCACAATGGTCAACTGTGTCAACATCTCCAAAATCAACGTCACATTCAAAAACACAACAATTTATACAAGTTACCGTTCCACCATGATCGTCAATGCCATCGTCGAAAAAATGAACTGTTGTATTATAAATCAATACTGTGGGAGAGCCTGCTGTGTTAATTCCTTCACTTGCTGTTCCGCGTGAAACATCTGGATTATAAATCAATGAATTTATAATTGTAGCACTATCAGCACCATCAACATTTATACCGTTGCCGTCTGGATCAGATTTACAAATCATGCGATTTATTATTGTATCACCACCGTCAAGCTCAATACATCTATAAGCAGAATTTCCAGCATTGGTATTAAACAACTGAAAACCTTCAAACAATACATCGTCAAGGTCATCATTTTCAATCGTGATGTTTCTGTCATATTCTAAACGATATGTTGTTTGTGAATATATTCCGGCGTGTGTGCCGTTGGCGTGACCTGGATCTCCTCTAATTGTTAAGCGATAAGTATTTAATGTCCAATTTGAAACTTGTAATGCTGTTACATTTGTTGTGTCAGGAACAGTATTGGCAATTCCAGAAAAAATTATATCATCTGATAAAGCACCCTCTTTATCTTGTAAACCATATTCCATATTAGGAAATGCCCTGCCCTCCCCAACAGTATTACGTGAAGTACCGTCGGAACCGGCACCTCCTGTGCTATCTGTATGACTAAACCATTCATCAGCCAATATAACTGCCTATATCCTCATTAATTTTTGTGACGTAAGCATCGTATGTGCTCTGCAATGCAATTTTATTTTCAACCGATATCTTAGTTTCGTCAACGGTTAATGATGCCTTGATATTATCAATTATGTTTAACTTTACAGCAACGTAATCCGCTTTTATATCGGCTTTTTCTGTTTCGTCAAGTTCATTAAAGGAATCAATATTGGTATTGATATGCAAATTCATATCTACAAATTCTTTATCAATTAATGCTTTGATTTTGTCGATACTATGTTGTAAATCGATTAAATCCTTTTGGTATTTTTCAAGTTGATTGCCCGTTATATCAACTGATGATCTAATCGCATATTGTTTATTTTTCAAAACCACAAATAATTTTGAAATTCTGCTTAAATAAGGCGCTGTTGAATTAGAAACCCGATCTAAATCAGCCCTTAATCCGTTTACTATTCTATTTCTTTCTAATATTGACAAAATTCCTCCTTTAAATTGAATATCCCTTTATTTACAATACTGTTTTTCAGGCATTAAATTAAGTCACATTAACTAATGAACCCCCCAATAATTCCAGGATCAATCAAAGTCTTAAATTACCTCTTATACTCCGGTTTTTTAGTAACCGCCGCTATTTTACAATTTATTTTTTCAACACCGATAACTTTTTGAGTCATAGAAACCAAAAAATTTATGGAATCCTGTATCCGTTTCTGTTCGTCACCAGTAAATGTTTCCGAATACTTTCGAAACTCAACCGGCATTTTACATAATTCCGTTTGTATATTTTTCATAATTTCGCCCTTTTTTTGAAAATTTACCCTTTTATTTTTTTCACCTTTTCGTCGATCCGTTTTTGCCTTAATCTATCGGATATAACGGCCTGAAGTCTAAGCCGCTCAACACGAATACGATTTTCCTCCGCAAACAATGAATCAAACTTTTTTTGTAAGTCCGCTAATGAAACGGACCCCGCTTTTTTATCGGACATAACCTTTACCTCCGTTTAAATTAAAAAAATATTAAACTGATCCGGCCGGTTGTGTAACTGTCCCACCGCCGTCTCCACCTTCAATAGAAATAGTAACACCTAAAGGAACGGTAGTACTCGAAATTACAACATCTTCGGCTCCGACACCTACAGACATTTCCATACGTAACGTGTCGTCCCTGTCGTACCAACGCAATTTTGCCGCCGTACCCGCCGCGCCAGATACCTCATCCGGAATAGTGTTAAAAGTTTTTACTCCCGCCGAACCCGCACCAAGCGCCGGATTTGGTAAATCATGATCCGATAATACCGTATTATCGCTTTCAGTCAATTCAACGTGTGCCGTCCCCGAGCCTGTATTAAGGACATCAAACATCGCATCGATTCCTAACGTACGTACTCCGTCTGTTAATTGCATAATTTTTACCTCTGTTTATGTTTAAGTATTATCATAACATTCAAGTAAACAAACAACAACTCCCGCCGCCCGATCCGGGTTCGACTCTGAAACTTTAAACGTATAAGAATTTCCGATGATATCGTTAAACTCCACAATCCACGGCTTTTTAGATTCGTCCGCAATTGCGACCGGTAATTCGAGACCTACGGCAGATAGAGAAGCGAAATGAACCGCAACGGACGCCGTTCGTCCACTCACAGCGAGACCTGTGTCGGGATCAATCATTTGCGCTATATCATTAGAAAACCCTTCTAAATCGCCCGTAACGCCGTCCGGATCGGTAATTGTAATCTCCCACCCGAACCCCGTTTCGGTATCTTCTAAGATATTTTTAATATCTGTAGATATCTGATCTCGTAAACTCATATTAAAAAAGGGCGGAGGTATGTAAAACTCCGCCCTCCCCTCAATTTAAACGGTGTTTTTAATTGACGTTTATGTAACCCTTTTTACGTAAATTCTCAAATGTCTCTTCCCCCCCGGCCACATATTCGGGAAGAATAGTATCCCCTTCGACTAAAATACCCTTACGGGTCAGGATCGATTTTCCCTTAGCAACCACGGGGATGACTACGGCTCCGGCTTCCACTTCCGCTTCCGCTTTGGCTTCCACTTCCGCTTCCGCTGCTTCGGCTGCTTCGGCTGCTTCGACTTCCGTTTCGGCTTCCGCTTCGGCTTCCGCTTCGACTTCCGTTTCGGCTGCTTCGGCTGCTTCGGCTGCTTCGGCTGCGGCTGCTACAGCTACTTCGGCTGCTACAGCTCCGACTTTTTCACTCACACTTTTTACCAACGCGGATAGTTCTTTATTTGTCAACCCGTCAGTATGCGCCTCCGGATCAATTGCCCTTATCTTTTTTATCAAATTTGCATTTGATGCCATATTATTTTACCCCTTAAAAAAAATGAAAAAACACCGCCCGACATTAGCCGGACGGTATCACGTCTTTTTATGTCTGCGTATCCAAACAACCAAAACCGTCAATCTGAACCGGTATCAATAACGGACGACTTTCAAGTTCACCCATAATTTGCTTACCGTTAGGAGTTGCATACAGATTCGGTGTAACGTCGAAACCTTCCTCCGGTGAGCTTAAACGATCAGGCAATAACCCTTCAACTCTTGGATCGGGACCGAGAGGTAGAGGAACTCTCGCCGCTGTTATATCAAGACGAGTAAGGTTCGATTTCATAATAACTTTATCTGTAGCCAGATATTTTGTGACCGTACCGGTCTGCGGGTCTTTATACGATCCCGGATAAGCCCACATTTCAAATCGGTACGCCCCGATCCAAATATGTCCGTAAAAAGTCGCGCCCGAATCCTTAAATTCAGGACGTACCTGGCCCACTTCAATACGACGATTGTCGAGAACAGCTTTAACTTCGTCATCCTGTAAAAAATTCGTAAGGGCGTACTCGCCAAAAATTAACTGATTCATATCGATCTGTCCATCAGCCCGACAAATATTAGACAGGGCTAAAAGATCCGCCAATTTTGTACTTGACGCGCCGTCCCAATCGTTCGAAACCGTCGGAAAATGAGCTACTTTTGGCTTAAAATCCAGGGTATATACTGTCGCGCCATCAGCATCAGTCAACGTCAATTCTCCGGTTTGCAATATTTGACTCGCCTGTAACTCAACCGCTCTTACAATTTTGTCATTAACAAGCACAAAACCTTGAGCAACCTTAGTTACCAAAGCGGCCGCGTAATCTTGATACGCTGCGGTATATGGATCAACACCTGCCATACGATTCAAAAGCTCACACACGTCCAAGGGGAACGCCTCGCCATATGCGGGGGGCGTAAATTCTTTAGTTGTAAAAACGTCAATGTCATTCAAATTCGGACCGGTACATTTTTTTATCGCAATAGCGACGTCCTCGCCAAAACGTTGGATATCAATCGCAACTTTCTCCCCGTTATATATCCCACCCGGTTTTACAGAAAAATGACGAGTTAAAAAAGAATTGGGCCTCCGCATTTGCGTAAATAGCTGAAGCCATCCTTCTCGATTTAATTTTACGGCCATGGAGGCCCTCCTTGTTAATTATAAATAAGTTAAATACCTAATTTACGCATTGTCAGACTCACCCAACTGTTGCACGGTCTCCGGTATCATAGTAAAATCCCTTAATTGATTAATAACCGTTTGATCAACATTTGAATCGTCTGTATCTGAATCAATAACGAGATCGCCTTTACGAACACGACCCGACACCAACAATCTACAAGGTACGTCACCCGCACCTGTTGAAGTTAACGCATCAGTCAATATATATTTAGGGACCTGCGCTCCGCCCGCTCCGTCTTTTTCAAAAGGGACTACCTGATCCGCCGCGACAACCGTCAAGGTGAAAAAATCACCGACTATAAAATCCGTCGCTCCGTCAGTTATGGTAAATAAAAACCCGGAGGTTTCAACAATGGTGGCCGCTAATGCTCCGGCGTCCATTACAATATTATTATCAAGCATTTTACCGTTGGGATCGACAAAACTAAAAACTCCGCCGGTATTCGCGACCGTCAAAGTGAAATAATCACCGACGATAAAATCGGTAGCGCCCGCTGTTATGGTGAAACTCATTCCGACAATTTCAATATCCGTAGTCGCCCCGGCTCCGGCGTCCATTACGATATCCTTAGATATGATATTCCCGCTTGAGTCTGTAAGACTGAAAACTCCGCCTGTAGTAACAATAGTAAGAGTCCACAAATCCCCGGCCACAAAATCCGTGCCACCATCAGTCAAAGTAAGGCCGAAATGTTCGTTAAGATATGCAACACCGACAACTAAATCCGCTAATCTATTTCCCTCCGGATCAACTACGCTAAATATTTCGGAGCCCGAAACCGTGGCATCAAAACATGTGATAAGATAATCACCTGCTTTACATAACGCGCCACACACGACCGCACTCGCCGTCCCGTTTCCAGTCCCGGTATAACCCGCAGTACCTACGGCAACACCGCCCGCAGTACCGAGCTTGATTAATTCTAGAATAAAATCGCCCGCTTTCGGGCCGTTCGGTCCTGGAGTAGCCACTAAAGCCGTGACCGTACCATTACCGGTACCCGTAAAGGCCGCTGTAATAACCGCAACCCCATTTTTTACCCCAAGCTCAATCATTTCAAGAATATGCGCCCCTATAATGGGGATCGTAGGGCCGGACGTAACTACGGCGGTAACCGTCCCGTCTCCAGTGCCAGTAAAAGCCACGGTAACCGCGTCAGCAACCGACTTAAAGGCAAGAATAGTCCCTTTCAAAAGTGTAGCAATACCCGCAAAGGTGACCGCTAACGCCAAAAATACCGGATTCCAAAACCACGAGGACCGGTTTGTGTTATTTGTTATTTCCAGATTTGCCATAAAGCAAAACCTCCCTAAAAAAGTATTAATTAATATGTTACTTTCACACTTTAAATATTACGCCACGACCTTTTCCGTTTCGAGTTTTACGTTACAATTTGCGGCGGCCTTCTCCAATATGTTCGTACCTGCCAAATCATCTTTTTCTTTTTCGGTTACCGTTTCCGCGCCATCAGCGGCGGCGGCGGCGGCGATTTCATCGGCCGTTCTGTTGTCCACGTCAGTCCTATTTCTTCCGGCTGTCATATACTCCGCCCGTAACGTCTCAGTCATTTCTGTTCCGTCTTTTACGGCCTTAATAGCGATTTTCATCGCGCCCGACGCTTCACCGTAAACTAAATGCGCGCCCGCTCGATCCCGCTCCTGTTTAACACCATCCACAACACCCAGGACCAACGCTTCCGCAAATATCCCGGGATACTCTGTTTTAAATTCCGCAAGATTCACTTTTGCCTCTTTTCTCCCGCTATCTTTACGGGGCTTAGTTTTTGAAACTACCTTTATTGATTGTATTTTATCGATCATCCCATTTTTTAACGCTTCTTCTGCTAATACCTCGGCACCACGTCCAAAATCAGCATTAACCTTTTTTACCGTCGTCCCACGACCGGTAGCGATTGACTCCGCAAAAAGAGCGTGAAGTTCGTCAAGTCTTTCAGTAACTATCTTTTTTCCAGCTTCAGTTGTAACGTCCGGCGCTTTTTTTGGCGCTTTTGTGCTACTAATACTGACCTTATCGTCGTCTACATTAAAAATAGCCACTATACCCACACTGCCGACGCTGTCTGATTTATTAATGGTCTCTATACTATCCGTAGCCGCCGCCAACGCATACGCCGCAGACGACGCTTGCCCCCTTACAACGGCTTTTATGGGTTTGGAAAAATCATTAATACTCTGTATGGTCTCAAATAAACCCGCCAGGGCACCGCCCGGACTGGTAATCACCATAGTTACTTCTTTTACCGTTTTATCCTGATCCGCTAAAGCCAACGACGCCCTGATATCCTGATATGTGGTATTTCCGCCCCCGACAAAATACGCCATGAAATCAAATCGTTCCGTCAGTATTCCCTCGACTAAAATCTCCGCCTTATCGTCCGCCCGCGTCAATATACGGGGGTCTGATTCTGAAGTCTGCGCAAGCGGAGTAAACGCTTCCACCTGTTTATCAGTAGGCATTGTACCCGCTTTTAAAGCCGCTTCAAGCCTTTTCCACGTACTTAATTCTAACAGCCATTCTAACATTTAGTGCCCCTTATAAGTATTTTAATCTTCAACATGTTCATACCAATCAACTAAATAATCAATAACATTCCCCGACGTTGTATTATTATCAAGAACCAATAAATATGTTGTAATGGTATCCCCGATAATCTCATTCTCCCCACGAATCTCCCCTCCGAAAGTTTTCCCCGATCCAACCATGGCCGGATAAATTGCCGTACCATAATCCGTAATAGTCGGGTCTGTGGTACACGTTACCGTTGCGACATTTGCCGAACCCCGGTCCCTATTAAAAGACGTACAGAGATCCCCGCTATCTGAATAAGTAGACCCCTCATACAATGTTATTATACCCTCCCCATCCTGGGGCTTTATAATAAAAAACACGTGGGCCGGAACACCCCGAACAATAAAAAGAAATAATAAACTGTCTTGATTTATAAGATCAACAAACCCCTTAACATAAAAATGCTTACCCTCATGTATCTCATGATGTGCGGGGCCAATTGTGATAACACTCGATAACACTGCGTCAATGGGACTCGTTATACTAATCCCAGGCGTAAACGGCAAAGTATCCGAACCATCTCCCGTAGCGGCGATACGTTCTCTTCTATTATTAACCCCCCGGCGAATAATGTTATCTGAAAATGAACTCGATACTAACATTACAATAACAAATACGATTAATCTTTTCATGATGTTAAATCCTCTATTGCAGTTAAAATTTCTTCTGTATTTTCTAAAGCCTGGGCGTCTACCACAGTCTGAGCACCCTCGGGACGCCCCACAGACGCGATCCTCGCCGTTTGTAATCGTTCTTCAGCCTCAATTAACGGCAACATTGCCTCCGCTAACAAAACATTTTCACGTTTCAACCGCCTTATATTACGAGTAAATTTTGTCCCGGTTAATCCACGCGCCTCACGAGCGTTATTACTCCATGCGTGTTTTACCAACAATTCCGACCCTTTAGACTGCTTTAACATATCGGTTGAAGGTTTTATTGATCCGTACCATTCGACAGAGGTCCACGCTGCAAATATGTCATATTTTGAAGGATCGCGCCAACTTTCCAATAATTCCGGCGCCTTTATTTTTTGAAGTAACGCCTCCGCAAGTAACCATTCAGTATAAATTGGCTTACAAAAAGAGAAACCAAAACGACCCCACACAAGATTTAAATATATCTTAAATTCATTTATGGCGGCCTGACTTGCGGAATAATTATTACTAAATGACAACCGCGCAATTTCAGGCGGTATCTCAATAGACCACGCCATCGCGGCAATTACCGCTTCCTCAAAAACAGGGAAACTCGTATCGGTACCGTTACTCTGAAAGCCTTTTGGCTCCTCGCCCGTCTGTAACTCGTCAAACACCACGCCCGGAATATGATTCGCAATATTAAAATCTCGTGTTGTTCCGTCGCCATCCGTAACCGTTGCGGAATCTTTTCGAGCCGCGCCCCCCGTCATCGGTAACGTCCCCAATTTATCTTCTTTTTTATAAATAAACATGGCGAGAATCGAATTTATAACCGCTTTTCGTTGCGCCGAATCCCTGTATCGGTCTATCTCTTTTAATGACTGTAATAATATCCCAAGTAAAGGCACCCCTCTATCTTCAAAAACCCTTTTATCCGTACCGTATTCAAGCCACGCAATGCGGCGCCCCGATTTCTCACCAAATGTCGGGATACGTTTAATTTTACCACTCATTTGCGTAGTTGGACCGCCTATAGGTTGCCGTTGTTGCACCCAATACGCAACAATAACACCACAGGCGTTTTTCTCAACCCCGCGTTTAACTGTGTGACCTTTACGTACCGTACCCGCTAAAGGACTCCGAACCTGCCCCCCGTTAATCAACTGTATTGTTGGTAACTTAGTTTTATGTGAATGACGTATAATGACTAATACATCACCCTCAATTAATGCCTCGCGTCGTGCGGTACGTTGTATCGCTCCAAAATCATCAAGGCCTCTATAATCGCACAGTGCCGCCGAATTGGCCCAAAGGGAAAAACGGGTCTCAGTTAACTCAGACCATTCGTTTAAAATATCTTCCGACATGTTTAATATGTCCGCTTCGGGAGTCGCTTCGGGGGTTAGCCCCGTATTAATCTCATTTGTTATTAATCTACGAATCAACCCGCGAGCATATAAATTCTCATTAAATAATTGAGTCGAACGTTTCCGCATGGTCCAATAGTCCATGGCTTGTAATTGAGTCGGACCAAAACCGCCGGGAAACTTTTCACCGTCAAAAATAGAATACTGCGTCGGTGCAAAATGAGTTTGACCCGCAAAAG